CCGTGAAAAAAAGATTGACACCAGAAGAACTGGACGCACGACTTAAATTTGTGGTTGGTTGTGTGCTTGCAGCCGTATTGACCATGACAACCGCCGGAGTTCTATATGCTTTAGTATTTGTTACTCAACCAATAGGTGCACAAGCTGAGAATGACAAAATGTTTTTCAGCGTACTGTCCAGCGTTGCCACCTTTATTACTGGTACTTTGGCTGGATTGATGATTTCAACTGGCAGGAACAAAGAAGAACAGAAAGAAGACCAGTAGTTTATTTAGAAAATAATCTGCTCCAAAAACTTGTCTTTTTGTGACAATTGTGAGTCTTTTTTTCGTGACAATCACACTTGCATGACACTTCTAGTCGATGCCTGCAACATTTTTTGAATAAATTAATCATTTTAAAGTTTAATTCCTTGTTATTGTATTGTGTATGTCTAGCAATATGTTTTCTACTTCTTCGTAAGAAAATAATTGTCTTTCAGCGCAAGATATTTCTGACAAGAAATTTTCTACAGACAATTTGATCTCATCAATCTTTTCATCTTTTTTCGTGCGAAAAAGCATTTTACTCATCTTGACCCCCTTCGGTATAGTAATTAAAAATACTATTTTTCGTCAGGTATATGTCTTTTTAATCTTCTTCTGGCGGCGCTGCCAGAGCCTCCAGAAGACTGACCCCCACCAGAACTACCTCCACTACCAGAACGCCCTCCAGAAGGGCTGCTAGGCCCTCTAGAAGCCGCTCTAGCGGCTCCAGCAGAGCTTATGGTGACAAGTACCGTAGTGGTAGCTATGATCGTTCTACGGGCTCCTACGTCAATACTAGAACCATTTGGAAAGCTTCTTTTTTTATTACTATTTCATCTTGTGATACTGTATCCTCTTGTGTCGTTTCTTCTGGGGTTGTTTTTTCTGTCTGCTGTTGTTCTTCTGGCTGTTCTTGTGGCTCATCAGGAAGAGTCGTCGGAATTGTTTCAGGCTTCTCAGGCTGAGGTTCCTCGTCACGATCTGGAACAGTAGTAGTAGTTTCTTCTTCACCCTCAATATAGTTGGGCTAAGCTAATAGTAACTAAATTAGGTTAATTTAATCCCCTATATAAAAAATCAATTAATGGGGATTCATAAACTATTGTATCTTTATATTTTTTTTCTACTTTATCATGGTTATATTCAAAATACAAAAGATTATGATTCCTAACCAGTTCTCTTGCTATCTCATACCATTTTTCTTTTCCGTATTTTTCAATATTTTTATGCCATAAATCATTTCCGTTTTTGTGGATACTTCACATAAGATCTTATTAGGTATTTTTCTCCACCATATACTTTATAAACTGCATGAAAATACGGATTTTTATCAGGTGCATAAAGAGGTGATCCAGATGGAAAAACTAATATGTCTCCTGCTGCAGGTTTGTAAGAAACAAAATCTCCATTTATAAAAAAACAAATTTCTCCACCATCGTAATCATCGTTCATATAAATTGTTGAAGTAATTAAAAAGTTTTCATTTTCCCAGAACCATTCACCAATATTATAATCGGTATGAAAATTCATTGTCATTTCTTGTGTTTTATTAAAACCGATTACAATTTCTGGTTTGTATTTTGCATAATTTGGTTTTGCAAAAAAAGAATTTTCTGGTAATGTGACGCTATTTGCTCCGATATAATGCGAGATTGCCTGCACTGCAGCACCTTTTACTCTGAGTATAAGATTATGCTCTTCATTAAATAGACCATCAAATTGAACTGGTGTCTCATTGTTGGAATTGTTCAACAACCTATCGTTAGAATAATTTATACTTTTTTCGTAACAATAACTGCCAAATACAAACCAGTCTTTCCATTCGCTCAAAACAAATTTTCCACCACCATTAGACGATGAGTCTTTTAAAGTTTGATATAACCTTTTGTGATCTGGAAAAAAGTTTTTATATACAAATATATGCGGATATATTTCTTGATATTCAAATTTTGACAGCGACAAGTCTCCAACAAGCATACTAGAACAATGGTGTTTCTATCAAAAAAGTTTCATAGCCAAGAATTAAATTACATTTTTTTTCTTTTATTAAGTCTACTTCTTTTTTTACTAGCATTCTTTGCAGCCACCTATCCGTTCCATCGTATCTTGCTTGAAATGATTTTCTGCCGTGAACAACTTTATTATTGTTTAATATTAACATGTCTCCAGTGGAAAGATAAATTTCTTTAATTGATTCTACTAAAGCTTCACGAAACAATTCTAAAGCCATTTCTGCAAATGAGTTAGTTGACTTCATTAAATCATGATCATAAACCATAGTGTATTCATTTTGACTTTTGATAAAAAATAATATTGAAGTTGTAAAATGGGAATACTCCTTATACCACTTTTTGCCTTCAAATACACCAAAAACTTTTTCAAAAGATTTATCTACACTTGTGGTAAACCATGGCTGACTTAAACAGTCTATAGTGTCCTTATCAAGTTTTGAAATAATTTCATCTACACAAGCAATTGTGGTTGCAGCAGAGCTATCTCCCCTTAGACACAGAAGTAAAACATAATCTGGCCTATGGGGATGAAAAGCTGTTTCAGTATGAAGAGCTAATTCCACCTTAGACGAAGTTGATATTTGTTCCATCTCAGTTTTGAAAACAGGAAATATATTTTGTATCAAAAAACCTTTTTGTTCCTGAATAAAACTAATAGGATATCCAAACTTATATGCTTCTGATAATAATATTTTTTTTGGAATATCCAAATCACCCTTATCAGACAGGGGTATTAGCGGAGTAGGTGGTATTTCTCCTAGGTCTTTTATATTATCAACTGCATAATCCATACTTAAATATTACCATGTTTTGATTCAGGAAGGCTATGTAACCAAAACCCTTCAAAATAAAATGATTTTAAAATTGTGGACATACATCTATCATTCTGGTGGTAGGAAGGTGAAGCTTCACCTTCCCACCGTCGTAGCTCAAAATATCACTGGCCTCCGTAGAAACAATTATATCATTTAGATATGAAAAATATGTGCTCTTAACCATAAAAAGTTTCTTTTTTGTTTAAGTTAGACACAATCAGTCCTCTCTTTTGTGAGCATTAACTATCACCCAATTATAGTCCCTAAAACTTTTTGGAAGTACATCTGGCTGAAAATTTATTTTCCACAAACAATAAGGAAAGCTAACTTGATCCTGATAAGACCAATTAAGATTTTGTGCGTGCCAAAGCTTACCAAGATCTCTTACTTTAAAATTGGTCATGTCTCTGACCGAAAGTCCACACTCATAAAGTCCATATTGCTCAGGAAAGCCTTCTGACCTATAAAATTCCACCTGTGCGTCCAGTGGTTCATTGGCATATTTTTTAGGTCTTATAGTTGCTTCACCATAGGCACAATGTCTATTGTCAAAGTGAGGAGAAGCGACATATCCATTGACCATGTATTCCATAATCTCAGAAACAAAATTTGGATTTATAATCGTCATACTTCCATCTATCCAAACCATATATTTATACTTCGTTAGTTCGGGCACTGAATGAGGATTAAGTTTTGGTCTTTTTGATCTTCTTCGATTATCTAGATGCTCGTCACCTAAGACAATTTCTTTCCACGGTTTGATGATCGGAAAATTAGATTTACCATCACTAAAATAGATATAATCAACACCATTAACCAAGGCTAGAGATATTGAGTGCTCATAAGCTCCGCAGACCGCCGTACATATAACAGTATTTCCGTACCAATCACTTACCATAATTATCCAATTAGAGTTTTAAGTATTAAAAAATAAAGTTTTTTCATATCTTCTGGATAAATACTGAAAACATATTCTTTTTCTTTTGTTTTGATGGTAACACAATGAACATTAGTAATGTTGCCTTCTGAAGTAATAGAAGCAATTTCTTTAGAAATAGTTACATCAGTAACTGTAGGCATGAAACCATTAAATATATTTTCTTCTGACATAATTATAGTATGTTTTTGTATTTACTTCTTTTTTTTCTTTTTAAAAGTAGAGACGTTTTTTGGAGCCTGTCCTTTGACACCTTTTTGAGCGGCGCCTTGGGCTCTTTTTCTTTTGACTGCGCTTCTTCTTTGAGACGCTGTCATAGAATTTGCCTTTTTTACCGGGACACATTTGGCGTATCCAGATCCGTCAGAACCAGAAGTCCCACAAGGCTGCCATTTACCCTTCTTCTTTTTGGCGCCGATGTTAACCCACTTTTGATCAAACCACTTGGTCAAACCAACACCTTTGGGACCTGGCATTATTTTTTCTTTCTTTTGGCCTTCTTTGTGGAGACGGTTTTCCATCCACCGCCCATAGCTTTATATTTTTTTACCGCCCAAGCGTTTGCATAGGCGCTGGGGTACACATCAAACTTTGCTCTTGCCTGCGACTTAGCACTGGACCACAAAGCCGGTTTTGTTGGTTTGTTAACTTTTGCCATTTATTTTTTCTTTCTCTTTCTACTTATTTTTTTTAAAGTCTTGGCTAGATTAGCCTGTCGAACCGTAGTTGGACTGTATCTATCTGGATTTTTGGTCACAGCAGCTGCCATACCAGCCACAGATTTCCCAGCTTTTTTTGCTTTCTTGGTGAAAGCGCCAGGTCTTTTGATCGCTTTTTGAATCCATTTTTTATCTTTTTTTGCCACTATTTTTCTTAGCCCTTTTTTTGTTCTTAGTTTTTTCATCACTCTTATAATAAATATCATCTATATCAAAGCTCCCAAAATCAGTATCACCTTGTCTGTGATCGTCAAGATGATCATCAAGTTTGACTTCTATATGTGCCATATCTTGATCTATATCATCAAGAACACCTTTGATGACATCAAGTTCAATTTTTTGCGCATCAAGTTTATCAGCAACGATACCATGGTCTCTGGCATTTTCTTTTCTGCCCTTTTCAACAAGAACAACCAAAACAGAACCAACAAGACCGATAAGAGCCACTATTATACCTTCCATATTTAAAGTCCTATCCCAAGGTCTTCAAGAAGCTTTTTGCCGGCTTTAGGACCTTGACCGTAGCCTTTTGATTTTTTGTAGGCGACTACTGCCTGCTCGGTTTTGGGACCGAACTGACCGTCGAAACTGTAGTTGTAGAAGCCTCGCTGGGCGAGTTCTTCTTGGAGTTTGACGACTCTCGGGCCGCTGTCGCCCAGGTCCAAATCCCCACCATCATCCTTGGCAGTGGGCGCTCCAAAGACAGCATTGTTTGCTGCCGGAGTCGCCACACCTTCTGGCTTTCGAATGTTGCTCTTAGCCATGAACTCCACCACGGCCTGAGGCGGATTGTCTCCCTCGGTGTAGCGGATATGCCAAGGTTCTTCTGGGACTACCTCCCAAGAAAAACCAAATTTTCTAACGTTAGCGATAAGCCATTTCAAACGCTTCGGTTCTCCTGCGGTATGAACATCAACCGCCAATCCGAGTGTTGTGTTGACTAGTTCCTGGCGCAGCCAAACTCGCCAGTTTCGGATCCTTCTTATACCACTTTTTGCCTTCAAACGTTCTTGTTGAATTGCCGTTTGGTTGAGTGGTATATCGCTGTTTAAATGCGGCAAGTTGTGATTCGTATGTTCTGTATGTGTCCCCAGCAGAAACTGGTTTCAGCTCTAGTCCATCGGCTTTTGCCGCTTCAACCATTGCGCCCCAAGCTGCGGCAGTAAGCCAATGCAGTTTGCCTCCGCCTGCAGCGGGACGCAATAATGATTCTGGCAATTTTCCTGGCTGAATATTTTTGAGATCAGCCGGCTGCTTTACCGCAACTACTATATCCCATTCTACTTTGGCCATAACAATCCTTTTTATTTAAAAGATAAAATTACTTTTTCTTTTTCTTTTTAGCTATTGCGGCCTTGAGAAAAGGAGGAAGTTTTTGCTGAGCGGGTGTAAGTCCACCAGTTTTTGAACCAGCCTTTTTAGCTGGAGCTTTTTTCATTGTTTTCTTTTTTGCGGCCATTATCAGTAACCCATCTTCTTTTTTGAGGACATCTTCTTTTTGCCACTCATCTTCTTGACGGATTTCATCTTTTTTCCACCCATCATTTTCTTTTCTTTTTTCATTGCATTTTTCATTATTATTTCTCCTTGTTTTTTTTCTTGCTTGTTTTTTTAGTTATTGATTTCTTTTCGACTAGTTTTGATTCGGGTTCTGCTGGCGGCGTCTTAATATATTTGGACATACAAATTACCATTTTACTCGATCAGCCCAATACGCCGCAGACATAACACCTTTTTTAATATTTTTTGCATGACGTGCCTTAAAAGATTCACGACGCTTTCTATAAGAAGTTGACTCACCCTTTTTCTTTGGAGATCCCGAAACTCCCTGCTGCCCAAATCTAATTAGCTTAACTTTTGAGCCACTTTTAGCTAGCACTGCATGAGACTTTTTGGGGTGCGATGGAGTCCTTTTGGGTTTATTGTAGCCACTAAAAGTTTCTCCACCGTTTTTTAATAGTCATTATTTTTTTCTCCTTTTAGTTTTTTTCTTCTTACTTTTTCTAAGAGGAAGTTCCATACCCTTGATTAAATTACTTGTGCCCATTCTAGGACCGCTGATATAAATTCTTTTTTTTATTGTCATTATTCTTTGCGTTTATCTAGCTTTTCTAATAAATCAAAAACCGAGAGCCAAACAGACCAAACAATAATCCAGAACTTATCAATCATTGCTAATTAAAATTAAACCACTTGACTATCGTTATTGCCACCGCCCGAGCTCTTCTTTGTGCTGGGCTTCTTTTTTGAAGGAGCTGCACCGCTTTTTGCGGGACGACCCTTCTTTTTTACCTCCTTAACAGCTTCAACAATTTCTTTTTCAATATCCTTTGCTGTTTCATCAGCAATTTCAGCAATCACTTCTGCTTTTTCCAAAAGATCATTAATAACCTCTTGTTGTACTTTGGCGGCTACAGGATTGCTCTGCTTTGGAACAGAAACTACTAGCCATTTCTTTAGTTTTTCTACTAATGTTTTAAACATTATTACCTCTCATGTTAACTTATGAATAGTATATTATACCTATATAATAGTAACTAGTCAAATCTAGAATTTACTTTGTCTGTTGTGATTCTTTAATAAGGGTATATCTTTCTCCAGTTTCTTTTGAAACTAAAGAAAATCCATATGCCGCTGCATTCTTTACGGCTTCGGCAAGAGCGTCTTTATCTTGCGGGTTAATGTTTGGAAGGGGTATGGTGATACCTGCATACACATCAACGTTTTCAAAGTTACCAATGTTGATTTTTCTATTAACTCCACATATAAAAATTGGGTCACTAGACAAACTAATCTCCCCTGTTAATGATGAAACAACTTGATCTATTGGGGAGTTGGATGTTTCTTCGTGAGCATTTCTTGTTATTTTAGGCATTGTTTTTCTCCACTATTGTTTTAATTAGGTTAACTGTAGACTGTGTTTGTTGTTCTAGTGTCATTTCATCTGTAATTATAACAGCTGTACTGATATTTCTTACTAATTCTATCTGATTTTCAGAAGAATGAGAACTGTGCTCTTCGGACATTGGCTTTCCATCTCTTTTAAGAATGCGTGCATTTAATGTTTCCTGATTAGCCTCAAAGCAGATGACAATTCCATTGGGTTGCTTCAATATGGATTCTGCCTCATTCATGTATCTAACATCGGACACTATCATGCAAAATGTAGCTTCTTGTTCGCTAGAATCATCAAGAGATTTTTGATAGGACCTATACGATTTAATTGATTTATTTACAGCCCATTCTGCAAATACTGTGGACCTATAAATTCGACAAAGATCTCCCGCTTTTTGTAAAAAAGCTCTTGGCTTTGTATCCCCTAGTTCTATTGGAAGAGATTCTATTTCTTTAACCAAAGAAACAAGATCCATATAATCTGGAACGAAGCCAATTGGCGATCCTCCGTATAACTCATAAAGAACTTGATGAATAGCGTACATTTTTCTTGATTTTGAGTTCATTCCAAGAGTATTTTTTTTGATTGAGGCTAATTCATATAGCGGCAGTGCATAGAAAATATGGTCCCACTTAATATTATCCTTCGTTGATTCTATTGAGCCTTTAGGAACTATTTGTTCTGCTACACTAGTTTTTCCACTGCCAGCTTTTCCAGCCAGACCAAGTATTATGGGTTGATTTTTAAATATCTTTATTGGCTCTGTACTATGCATAATTGTGTTTGTGTTTAACTGTGCTACTTGCATATGTTCATACAGTATACCATGTTTTTGGTTAAGGACGTTTTTTATTTTGTAATTGATCTAAAAATTGATTTGATAATTTATCTGGTTCCCACACAAGATTTCTAGCAACCTGAACAAGCCTAAATCTAAACTCTGATTTTATTTCTTCAATCGTCATCAATAACGGTATCATCGCCTGATTTTTGCACTGCCATTTTCCGTTCACCTGATTAGCTACAACGGCAGAATCTGTATATATTATTGGGTCAATAAAATCAGACATGGAACATATGAGAAGGCCAGTTATAACTGCTTCGTATTCAGCTTCATTATTTGTTCTTCTTCCCAGGCCACGAGCAAACTGCACAACTTTCTTCTTGTTTTTATATACAACGGCTGCACAGGCTGATTCACCATATTTTTTTTGACCCTGCCCCCTAGAGGCGCCATCGCAAAAGACTTCTATATTCATTAATCTAATTTAATTCCAAATGGAATTCCTAGTTCCTTAGCTCTATTTTTTATTTTCTGTTCTTGACTTTTTGTGGCTACAATATACGTTGTAACTAAAGAATATCTTTCACCCTTATACTCAACTTGAACCGGGAAATCTAAGTCTTTTCTTTTAGAGGAATAAAATTCTTTTGAATTAGATAAAACTGACTTGAAATGACCAACGTACATTTTTTTTCCTTTCTAAAAAGTTGAAAAATCTTCTTCAGAAAAATAACCTTTTTCTCCTCTAGCCATAGCTACCTGCATTGACTGCATCTTGTCCATCAATTTTCTAGCTGACTCAGAGGATATTCTTGCGGCTAGCTCCATAGATTCCGCCAGTTGAACTACCGCTTCAACCGCTGAAAGAGCTACATATTGATCATCTGCTGCCGCTGCAGCAGCAGCTTCTCTCTCTGCCTCATTTTTTCCAACTCTATTTGCCTTGTATATTCTTTTATATTGAGCTTCAAGAAGCTTGTATTGCGCCCTAGCTATGCCAGCAAATCTAGCTGCCCTACCATAAACATTTGAGGATCTTGCAACCAAAGACGCTATATCAGCAATGGTTAAGTCTACATAGTTTGTATCTGGTATTTCTACATAATATTTTTCAGTTTCTTCTTTTGAAGAAAAAGTTTTTATTAGCTCTTCAAGCTGTGGGTTTAAAAATACAGCTAGTTTTGATAGCAGATCTCTTGATGGCAGCTCATTCATCTTTCTCTAATTCCAGTCCAGATATTAATAAATAATCTTTCATTCCGTCTTCTCTAAGTATAGCCTCTAATTTGTCTTTTATCTTAGATAAGTGTTCCCTAACAGTATTGGGATGTTCTGTTATCTTCAATGCTATTTCAGATGATCTTTTTTTGTCAATGTACTTCCATTTTATGAGCTGCCTTTCTTGAACAGTAAGTCTATCAAATGGAGGATTAATATCAACCCCCAAAACCCAAAACTCATCAACATCTATGGAAAATAATATATCCATAGTAGCATACTCTTTAGTGTCAACAAATGCACCGTTTTTTGACAATTCTTGCTCTGAAGAATCGGGGGGTATGTCATCTTGCGTCACTAATGGAAATGATTTTCTTCCTAATTGATCTATTAAAAATGTGTCAACATTTTTTTTTAAAAGATAAAGAAAATAACTATACAAAAATGCGCTAAATGGTATTGGTCCTTTTTCAGAATCTCTTCTTTCATATCTATTTATGCATTGAAAAAATGTCAACCTGATTGTTTGCTGTACATCTTCTTCGGTGCAATATCTTTTTACCATGTAAAGTATTCCGCCTGATGCATTCATTAACATGTTTGTAGCCAGCTTGATTAAGTTTATTTTTTATTAGCGCAAAACGCACATATGGATCTTTAACGAATAAAGAGATAAACCTCCTGATATCATAATCAGAATAGCTATATTTACCCGTGTGCAGCATCGTAACGTACTTTGTCAGAAAGTTGCTGAATACTTTTAGCAGCTCTTCTTGTGCCTTAGAATTTTTCTTTTTTGCTTTCGCAATCAAATCTTGCATCTCGTGCTCTTCAAGAGCATAGTATTGCTCTTTGTAGGAGCCCATTTTATTTTCCTTCCCATATATTTATTCTATCCATAAAAAAAGATCTTATATCTTCATAGAATAAAACCTTCTTAATTTGCATTTTTTTTGCAAAGTTAAGAGCATCTGAGGAGTATTTACTAATAACAAATACCAATTTATCAAATTCTTCTGGATAATACTTTTTAAATCTTTTTATTTTTAATTTACTTTTATCATCTAGGTAACCTTTTATTTCCATCCATTCACTGGTTGAACTAAGAAAAAAATCTGGAGTATAGGACTTAGTGCCTCTTTTAATCGGAAAATGAAAAATCTTTGGTTCAAATTCAAATTTGATCTTATAAAGATTCATTATTCTGGCTGTGTTTGCTTCCCAGTTTGATCTCATATTTAGATTTAAATCTTCCCTAAATCCAGATTTTGTATGCCTGTAAGCATTTCCTTTTCCGCCGCTTGGGCGGTATACTGTTTGCGTACAAAGAAGCCAAAGTTTTGTCCATAATTTTTGGATGCTGTTTAAGTCTGGATCTTTCCAGAAAAAAATCTTCTGGAGTTGTTTTTTCTGTCATACTACTGATATCCTCTATGTGTCAACATAAATATATTATACTTTATATTTAATATAAATTCAAGCAATTAAACCATTAAGGAGAATAACATGTCAGTTACAAACAATATCATCAAGAGCGTAAAGGACACGATCAATTCTATGGCAGCTGAAGGTCTTACCGACCTTGGTTTGACCGTAGAAGAGGCTGTCAAGCTCGTTGAGGCTCATGATTTTGATATCGTTGCCTCAAGCGAACAGAATCCTGTAGTTCAATTTTAATTAGATAATAGATATTAGATAAGATCTAGCTAAAACTAGACGCCCAGGGGGTAAAACCCCTGGGTTTTATTTTTTATTACGTAGATGAGCTCATGACGATGCCTTAGACATTCTGCGTAATCTAGAAGCACCAGTAGCACAAGTGCCACTCTTGGCGTGGTCGCAAAACGAGCATACCCTTTCATTTTTGGTTGGAGTAAAATTAAAATCATTCATTATTTTTTTAATTTTATCAATGATAATTACTTTAATATTTTCTATATCTTCCTTAGAATATTCGTGTGATTTAATTCTTCCACTTCTTAAATAGTGAAACGATGCTTTTACTTTTTTTTCAGGAAAAGCCGCTAAAGCAGCCAGGGCATAGATGCCGAGCTGAAGATTGGTTGAAATGTCTTTTTGTGCAACTTCTCTTTTGCCAGTTTTGTAATCTACGATTTCAATATAATCATCATAGACATCAACTCTATCTATATAACCTATTATGGAATAATTTCCAATAATAAATTTAAATTCCATTTCTTTATCATATACGTCAAAAGTTCTTCCGCCATATGTGTCGTACAGATCAACTATAATTTGATCTCCTGCAGAAATTAAACTTTGGTCTATTTGATTATTGGGATCAAAAGATTTTTTGTACTCTTCAAACTTTTGTTTAAGACCGATCTAATTCAAGCGGAATCGTATCTGATACATTATCTTCAAGAACTGAATGTATTATATTCCCGAAGGACAGCAGGGGCGTTGAACTGCCTGGGCTCTTTTTTGATGTAAGTATAAAAGTACTTTGATGGACACATCTCATATGTGTCTATTCTAGAATAACTAAATTCACTAATCGTCAATTTTTCAAAATCATCTATTTGATCTAATGACCTGATCTGTATATCAGTCATTTATATCATTATTTTCTGAAATGAGATTTCCCTCTTCGTCATATTCATTTCCGTTTTCATCTATTGTGTGTCCTGTATAAATATTCTTATATTTGTTTTCATCAACAGGAACCCAACCTGTGTCACCTATTTCCATGTAATCATCTTCGTTATACGGCCAACTCATCATCATTCTCCATCCAATCATTTCCACCGTCTTTTAATGATACTACGGTATTGTTGATACCATCAATATTATAATAGTAGCTGAGCAAAGCGTAAAGATCAGCTAATTCGGCTGACGAAGCATAGAAGCCAGCAACCCCTGACTGTACAAAATAGCTGAGATGATCTCCAGACTTATACTCAATTAAACTGGTTGCATTTAAAACCATTCTACCAACTTCTTGTATCACTATATTACTCCTCGTATATTGTTATGGGATTAAAGTTTGGATCGTCCATTTTTTCACGCATATCTCTAACATAGGCGTCCCAGTCTCTTTCATCTTGACTTTTCTTTTCATACTTTACCTTGCCCTTAAATGGGTTAGACTTAAATTGGACACGAACAATCTTACCCTGTTGTGTTCGCCATCTCAAAGCACCGTTTTTACAATCACAATAATCATCTGGATGCGGATCTATATTTCCCTTAGGATCGTACCTACCACTGCAGTTCTGACACTTTGAGTATCTTCCCTTGTCTTGACATCTATTGCAAGACGAGCAAAATGTCCAGCACTCTTTAGTTGCCGGATTCTTATAAAAGTTTCCAGTAGTCATCTTTTGTATCCGCATACTATATTTTCTAATTGCTCTCTTACTGTAATTGATGTTTTCTTTTTAAATTTAAATGTTATCTTTTTGCTATTTTCTTTGTATGTTAGAAACACAAATGAACCACCATCGTTTGCATTTATTATATCATAAATTTTATCAATAACACTTGTATCTATGCTTTTATCTATATTCAAATAAATTGGTGTGCCACCAGCAAAGTTACTTAGATCGAGTTTTTCGCAAGAATTTAAAAGAATTTTAGTAACTGGGTTTTCTTCATCACCGTCTTTACCTACTGAACCTATAACTGTTACAACATCCCCGTTTTGAAAAAAGTCATCATCAAACTTTTTAGCTTCTCTTGGAAACACTATAATTTCAATGTCAGAAGAAATATCTTGAAGAACAAACTTATACATCTTTGCACCCTTTTTTGTTATTATTTTTTTAGCAGAAGAGACTATTCCACCTATCGCAACTCTTGAACCAGGCTGCATTTCCGATAGGGATATTATTTCATTACTAATATTCTTTGACAAAAGATCCCAGACACCATCAACTGGATTCTTAGAAACATATATTCCTAAGGACTCTTTTTCTTTTTCTAAAATTTCTAGTTCAGTTTGTCTACCAAAGTCATCGTCCAGGGCATCAGTTAGAAGCTCGTCTAATGCCCCAGATGAAAATAGGTGTTCCAATGTAGATTTTTTTAAAACAGAAGAAGATGTTCTTCTGATAAAATCATGAACAGAAGTATATGGTTTTAATTGATTTCTTGACTCAAGTATAGACTCTGATACTGCAGAACCTATACCATTAATTGCAGAGAATCCAAATATTATTGTCTTGTTATCTATCACGGCAAAGTCCTCAACAGATTTGTTTATTGATGGAGGAAGAACTTTTATTCCAAGCTTTCTGCAATCAGATAAGTATAGTGAAAGTTTATCTTTATTACCTACAACAGAACTGAGAAGTGCAGCCATATACTCTGATGCAAAATTCACTTTTAAATATGCAGTTATATATGAAATCATTGCGTAGCTGGCGGCATGGGCTCTATTGAA